ATGGGACGCGCTCACAAGCTATCACCACTCCAGGTTAAGAACCTCTCCAAAGCGGGGAGGTACGGAGACGGTGCGGGCCTAATGCTCAACGTAACGACGGGGGGCTCGAAGTCGTGGATCTTCAGATACATGATTTCTGGGCGTGACCATTGGATGGGACTCGGACCATACCCCGACGTCGGTTTAGCCGAAGCCCGCGAACTCGCAACCGAGAACCGAAAGAAGATTCGGAACGGCATCGATCCACTTGAAGAGAGAGAGTCCCGCGCAGCAGAAGACCGAGCGAACAGCGCAAAGGCGGTCACGTTCGACTGGTGCGCACAACAGTACATAGAAGCGCACCGACCGACTTGGTCCAATCCGAAGCACGCTGAGCAATGGGCAAGCACGCTGAGAACGTACGCCGCACCAATCATCGGAAAGCTAGACGTGTCCCGCATCGAGACGAGCCACATCATGAAAATCCTTGAACCCGAATGGCTCACCAAAACCGAAACGCTCAGCCGTCTTCGCGGTCGCATCGAAAGGATTCTTGATTGGGCAACGGTTCGGAAGTATCGCACCGGCGAGAACCCGGCTCGCTTGAAGGGGCATCTTGAAGCCCTGCTGCCACCCCGGTCCCGCCTCAAGGTGGAGAAACACTTCACCGCCCTTCCCTACGCGGAAATGGCCCCCTTCATGACCGATCTACGCAAGCAAGAGGGCATAGCGGCGAAGGCGTGCGAGTTCGCTATCCTTACCGCTGCCCGGTCGGGAGAAGTCAGGGGGGCTACATGGTCAGAAATCGACATGGATGCAGCGCTATGGACCATTCCCGCAGAACGCATGAAGGCAGCACGGGAACACCGCGTCACTCTATCGAAAGAAGCGCTGTCGCTCCTTCGAACGATGCAAGAGCTGAGCACAGACCCGCAACTGATTTTTCCGGGCCGTGACGCAGGCCGCCCCCTGTCAGACATGAGCCTGACGGCTGTGCTCAAACGCATGAAACGCCCCGTAACCATGCACGGATTCCGCAGCTCGTTTCGTGACTGGGCCGCAGAAATCAGCAACTACCCGAAAGAAATGGCAGATATGGCACTCGCCCACAAAGTGGCCGATAAAGTTGAAGCCGCTTACCGTCGCGGCGACATGGTGCAAAAGCGCCGAGCGATGATGCAGGACTGGGCCGACTACTGCGAGGTCAAAGACGCAGAAGAAAACGAGGCCCAAGAAGAGCCACAGATAGCCGAATAAGCGCCACTAAAAAGACACAGCCCGACAGAATTTAACCTGTCGGGCTGTGTCTATTAAGAGCTACGACCTAAATCACTTCTTTTGCGTTTTTTCCTGATCGTACTTCTAACGAGCCGGGTCAAAAACTTCAATACCAAACTCCCCAAACAGTTCAATGAAGCCGATACAAAACAGCGACTGCTAAGACACAGTGACTGCGCATCTCAACGACCCAGAATAGAGGGCGCAGAACGCCCTACAATCGATTTACTTTGCTACCCCACAGGGTTGCATGTCATATCTGAAAAAAACGCTCTGGCAGCGTTTTAAGGGCTCCCAGACAGATAGTTCAGCAGTGACATATCTGCAAGGCGACGGGGTAAAGCTGGACCTTACCCCGTAACCCTAAATTAGAGCGCTTCGGTCAAGCACGCGCAGCCGTGAAAATCATGGATGAGCGTAAAGCGAGCGCCTGCCTCTGACACACCATGATTCACGACACAGTGACCAAGGTTGATCGTCTGCTCAATCGACGCAGCATCAAGGTAGTCGCAAGCCTGCTCAGTCGTCATTGTTTTCATAGTTGCTCCTTAGTTGTAATGCAAAATTTGGTCTTTTCTGAAGCTCTATTTTCACTTCTTGATCACGGAACATCAAGGGGCTTGCTTAAATAAAAATTCTACCCGCATGAAATTGCACGCCCTCTATTGACCCACCACCTAAAAAGAAAAACGTCAACGACCCGTAGCTAAAAATACCTATTTGTGGTATATTATTCGAATGCTGGTCGCGTCTATTTTGTCAGTGAAGGGAGCCCCCCAACCGGGCACTGACAAAAGCGATCAGGCAGGCTTAACGGGAACCATATAGCCGACGGTGGGAGCGACCCGAAAGGGTTGGTTTAGAGCCGGGTTGGATCGGGACGAATACCGATATAAGTCTGAACCTGCGAAGAAATAGAACCGAATCGTTATCGAGTTCCGCGCCTCTATACGGTGTCATCGGAAGAAAACTGCTTAGCCCCTAGCTTACCCGCTGGGTTTGGGGGAGCTATGCCCTTCCGGTGGTAATTATAAAACCCAAGCTTAGTTACACTTATAAGCTTCAAGTAGGTCAATTAATTTCACCTGCTTGATGACGCAAAAAACCGCAACACAATCCACCGCCAACGCCATACATTTTTAACACACATATAGCCTACTTTACCAACTTATGGTATTATAGCGGTGCGCTCAAATAATACGGCGCGGCTCTGAAGTTGTGGCTCTAACACGGCTGTTTGACCTCAATTTCATCCGCTGGGAAACAACTCAGCAACTACCGCACAGCACTAGCCGGGCAACAACGGCCGGCACCTCCAAAGCGACCAGCGTTCGTAGCAGAAAACGCCACAGCCATTTCTCTAAATGTCTGTGGAAATATTGCCGTGAACCATCAACCTGAAACCGTCGCTACACGCTTCAACCCGCCCAGCTCCAATGAACCTCGCCTCCTTCTTGCAAAAGAAGTCCTGCGCATGTTCAGAATCAGCAGCACCACCCTTGAACGCTGGATCGCGGCGGATCGCTTCCCAAAGCCAATCAAAATTTTCCGGCGTAACTGTTGGGTTAGAGAAGAACTCGAATTCTTCTTGAGTTGCCACGTCGCTAAATCACGAGGTGATTACTAATGAGCACCGGATTCTTTGAAGAAGAGTACGAGAGTAACATCACACTTGCGAAGAAGCGGTTATCAGAGGCCGTTGATCGCTGCGAGTACCTTTCCAGCTTACCCCGCCTCGACCCAGAAGCAATTAGGGAAGAGCAGTTCATCATCCTGACTCTAGAGCGCAGCTTGACGATGGATGAATTCCAACGAAAGATTCGTTCTATCAACCAACTGATCGACGCAAATCGAGCCGAACAAAAGGCCATGTCTTCTAAATAGACCAACTACGGGGCAAGGCAGAACATCTTATAACGTTTTTTCGCCCCGTATTCCATTGCTCGCATTAAATATCCGAAAACTCGGCGCATAATGCTTTCATCAAGTAATGGAATAAGGAAATGGCTCTATATAACAAATCAAAGTGGAAAGAGATTAGGAAGGCTCAATTGCGCGCCTTCCCTTTCTGCGTCTACTGCGATCAACAAGGCCGAATAATTCCCGCAACGGTTGTTGATCACATCATTCCGCATCGTGGCGACAAATCACTCTTCTTTGACACGAAAAACCTTCAATCACTCTGTAAGACTTGTCACGACGCGGTTAAACAACGATTCGAAAAATCCGGCGTTCTTTGCGGCGGCGACTCAAGCGGTATTCCGTTTGACCCCAACCATCACTGGAACCGCTATGAATAGCCGGGAGTACGTACCGAATAGAAAACTTCTTGCACTAGCGAGAGAGCTTGAGCTGTTAAACACGGAGTTGATTAGACTTGGTCTATCTGATCAGGCGCGCATTCTTCGCCTTCGCATGTACGCGACCACTTCAATGCACGCACAGCACCACGCGTCATTGCAGGGCGTGAAGATGTCTGCCGAGCTGGATGACGAGACCGACAACCATCTATGGATCGCCACGTTCGGAACAAAGCACCTCGGTCAGTTCAAAACTCCCCGCGAAGCTCATGCCGCGTATCGACAGGCTCACCTCGACCATCACGGCTCCAACTCCGAGTTTCACCCCGACTACACAGAGGCGGAATATTGCGCCGACGAACACTTACCAGAAGGCGTAAGCATCACCTCATCGAGTACGTACCTCGCCCGCATTACGCTTCCGACCGGTACATCAACGCACACCCAACGGCTCGGATGCTTCAAGACCATTGATGACGCTCATGCCGCACACCGACAGGCTCACATAGAGCACTACGGCACGGCGTCGAAATACTTCGGTGCTCCCCATGACTGAGACGCATACCGGGGGGCAGGCAAATGATCAACTACCCGCGCATCTGAACAACGCACTCTCCCCTTCAATTTTTCGCAAACGGTATTTTTTGCGATGCGAATCAGGGCGTATCTGATGGCACGAGCGCCCAGATCAGACGGAACCAAGTTCGCGAGAGAATCCGCCGCGAATGCGTCGCAAGCCCTGCCGTCTTCGGCATTTCCATTAAGCGAGCGTGCCGAGAAATACTGGCCGGTCATCATCAATAGCAAACGGCGTGAAGCATGGACCGACAGCGATCTTTTTCACGCGACGAACCTAGCGGAAGACTACGCCGAGCTTGAACGGCTTCGGCGGCTGATGCAGAGGCAGTCACCAATTCTTGAAACGCCCAAAGGCGGCCACAAGACCCACCCCGCGCTTGTCCTAATTGACGACATCACCGCACGAGTCACCCGAACGTGCCGGGCGCTACAGATTCACAGCATCGCGACAAATGGGCGCGCTGAGCACCAAGTTGATAAGAACTCGACCGCTCGCAGCATCGCATCTGCAATCGAAGACGCCGATGATGAACTGATTGCTAAGCCGGTACGGGCTGTCCGTTAGGTGGCAAAAGCAACGCGGGCAGCAAAGGTCATCCGGTTTATAGAATCGTTCTGCCGAGCCCCTGAGGGCGTTCATGTCGGTAGGCCGATGAAACTTGCTGGCTTCCAGAAAAAGTTCATCAGGGCTGTCTACAACAACAAGCATGGCACTCGGAAAGCATTCCTTTCCATCGCACGGAAGAACGGTAAAACAGCGTTAATTGCGGCGCTGGTTCTTGTTCATCTCGTTGGCCCTGAAGCACGACAAAACACCCAAATTGTCAGCGGTGCAATGTCACGCGAGCAGGCATCCATCGTCTTCAAGCTCGCAGCGAAGATGGTTCAGCTCAACCCAAAGCTCGGCGACGTGGTGCGGGTTGTCGATAGCCGAAAAGAACTCTTCGGCCTCCCGATGGGAACCGAATACAAGGCGCTTGCGGCTGAAGGCAAAACCGCACACGGCCTTTCGCCCGTGCTAGCGATTCTCGACGAGGTGGGCCAGGTCCGAGGGCCACGAAGTGACTTCATTGACGCTATCACCACCGCACAGGGCGCACACGACGCGCCGCTGCTGATCGCCATCAGCACGCAGGCAGCGAATGACTCAGACCTCTTCTCTATATGGCTCGACGATGCAGAAGCGTCCGGCGCCCCCCACATCGTCAGCCATGTATACGCAGCACCAATCGACGCAACGCTTGATGACCGCAAGGCATGGAAAGCTGCAAACCCCGCGCTCGGAGTTTTCCGCAGCCTGAAAGACCTTCAACAACAGTCGGGGGAAGCAGCGCGAATGCCGAGCGTCGAAAACACGTTCCGCAATCTTTCGCTGAACCAACGCGTATCTACGGTCTCGCCGTTCATGAGCCGAAGCGTGTGGGAGCGGTGCGCGAAAGTCCCCGCCACCCTATATGGCCTCGAAGTATTCGGAGGGCTTGACCTATCAGCACGTACCGACCTAACCGCACTGGTTTTGATCGGGAAGCGGGACAACATCTGGCACGTTCAACCGCACTTCTGGACGCCCGCCAAAGGGCTCATGGACCGTGCTAGACGGGATCGACAACCATACGACGTCTGGCGCGACCAGGGCTTTCTACGGACCACTCCGGGGGCCACCGTCGACTATGAGGTAGTCGCTACCGACATTGCCGAAATCCTCGACGGACTAGACGTCAAATCAATCGCGTTCGATCGATGGCGAATGGACGTTCTAAAGAAAGAGTTCGACGGTCTCGGACTTGCGCTGCCGCTTGTACCGCACGGGCAAGGGTTCAAGGACATGAGCCCCGCCCTAGACGCCCTCGAAGCGGAATTCCTAAACGAGCGAATTATCCATGGAGGGCATCCCGTTCTGACGATGTGTGCAGGCGGCGCAGTAGTCACAAAAGACCCTAGCGGAAATCGCAAGCTCGACAAATCAAAGGCAACCGCTCGCATTGACGGAATGGTTGCACTTGCTATGTCTTTTGGCGCAGCCCTAATGACTCAACCACCTTCTGAGCAGCCAGAATTTCAGATGTTCTTCATTTAATTCGTAGCGGTGGAATCCGGTGGGATAAGTGGTTACAAGGGGCTAATTGGCGTATTTAGTCAAAGCGGCTCAAATGATATTGTATTCAACATGAACTTAAATGAAAATTCAAAGAAGAACGCCAATTCAACGCTAATCGTCAAATCAATTGACGAAGAGCGCGGGCTAATCTTCGGTATCGCGACAACCCCAAAGCCGGATCGCGACGGTGACATCATTCTTCCTGAAGGCGCATCTTTCAATCTTCCTATTCCGCTCCTATTCAACCACGATCAGAATCAACCGATTGGGCACGTCATAGAAGCAACGGTAACAAGCACTGGAATCGAAATCGTCGCGAAAGTTGCAAAAGATGCCACCACGAAAATTTCCGAAATTTGGCAGATGATCAAATCAGGTCTTGTCACTGGATTTAGTGTCGGATTTCGACCGATTGAAGCATCGCCAATTGAGGGCGGCTTGTGTTTTAAAAAATGGAACTGGCTTGAACTTTCTGCGGTTACCGTTCCATCAAACATCGACGCGGAAATTAAAGTAGTTAAATCCACACCATCACACCAAGGAAAGGTAATTCAATCTATGACTATCGCTGATCAAATTCAGCAGTTCCACGCAAAAAAAACCGAACTTCTGGCCAGCATGGACTCGCTCATTACAAAAGGCGTCACGCTTTCGGGAGACGAAGACGCACAGTACAAGTCCGCTGAAGTGGAAATCACCACGATTGATCAGCATATTGATCGTCTGAAATCTGCTGAAGCGCGACAAGCAAAAGACGCAAAACCAGTCGCCCGAACCCCATACATCACAGTTGGCGACAACACCCCGAAGGGCACCGACTTTGTCCGGTTCACCAAAGCACTCGCTCTTTCGCGTGGCAACCCGATGCAAGCGGTCGAAATTGCCAAGGGACTGCAATACGGCAATCGGGTCGAAACCGTTCTGAAAGCGGCTATCGCAGCAGGATCGACCACATCCGCCGATTTTTCGGTACTCGTAGAACCGCAGTTGATGGCAAACGAATTTATCGAGTTGCTTCGCCCCGAGACCATTCTCGGAAAGCTGACGCCCCGACAGGTTCCGCAGAACATCCGCCTGCCAAAAGCGACCAGCGGCACTAGTGCAAGTTGGATCGGTGAAGGCAAGCCCGCCCCCCTGACAAACGCTGCATTTGGCGATTTGGAAATTGGCTCGCACAAAGTCGGTGCTATCGCTGTCTTCACCGAAGACCTGTTGCGACGCTCTGAGCCCGCCGCTGAAGCGCTTGTACGTGACGACCTGTTGGCTACTGTGGTCCAAGCCGTGGACCTCGCATTCATTGATCCGGCAAACGCCGGCATCACGGGAGTAAAACCGGCGGCGATCACAAACGGGGCTGACGCCACTGCTGCATCTGGCACCGATGCAGACGCAGTCCGTGCAGACGTGACCAGCGCGTACAAGAAATTCATTGCCGCGAATCATCCGCTAGCGACAGGCGTCTGGATCATGAATCCGAGTACAGCACTCAGCCTGTCCATGATGCGCAATGCCAACGGACAAAAAGAGTTCGACGGTGTGGGCATGTCGGGCGGCACCTTCGAAGGTCTGCCAGTCGTGACCTCTACAAACGTTCCGGGTGACGCAATCAACGGGTATGACGTCGTGCTTGCAGTTCAAAACGACATTCTCGTTGCCGAAGGCGGTCTTGCAATTGACGCGTCTCGTGAAGCCTCGCTTGAGTTCGACACCGCGCCGACCAACGACAGCACCACTCCGACACCGTCTCAACTCGTGAGCTTGTGGCAGACGGGGTCCGTCGCGATCAAAGCTATTCGCGGTGTGACCTGGACTCGCCGTCGTCCGAGCGCCGTTGTGGTTATTTCCGCGACCAAGTACGCCTAAGCGAACGCCCCCACTCGGGCGAGTGGGGGCACATATACAAGGTCAGAAATGAACGTCTTCGGTTTTGAAATCACCCGCAAATCTGCAACACCGAGCCCGGTTCCTACCGGGTCGGGCGGATGGTTTCCGGTCTTGAGAGAAGCAACATCCGGCGCGTGGCAGCGTGGCGAGACTATTGAAGTCGAAACCGCCCTTGCACACTCTGCGGTGTTCGCATGTGCATCTCTGATCGCGAACGACATCGGCAAACTGCCAATCGACATCAGCGCAAAGGCCGGAAGGCACTTTTCCGCAACCGAACACGAGTACAGCGCCCTTCTTCGTCGCCCAAACCGCTACCAGAACCGCCTTCAGTTCTTCAGCGCATGGGCACTGAGCAAGCTGTTTCGCGGCAACGCCTACATTCTGAAACAGCGCAACGCAGCGGGGAAAATTGAAGCCCTGCACGTTCTTGACGCCCAGACCGTGACGGTTCTTGTGTCCGACGATGGGGCGGTTTTCTACCAAATCAAGCGCAGCAACATTGCCGGAATTGCCGCCGATGTCACGGTGCCAGCCCGCGAGATTATTCATGATCGCGGCATCACCCCACATCATCCGTTAGTGGGAATTTCCCCACTTACCGCCGCTGGCCTTGCCGCCATGCAGGGGGTTTCGATTCAACGAAACAGCGCCAAGTTCTTCGAAAACGGCTCGCAACCGGGCGGAATTCTTACCGCCCCCGGCCAGATCAGCAACGAAACCGCCCAGCGTCTTAAAGCACATTGGGAGGCGAACTATACCGGGCAGAACTTCGGGAAGACCGCTGTTCTAGGCGACGGAATTCAGTACGAAACAATGACCGTCTCGGCCGTCGACTCGCAACTGATTGAACAACTGAATTTCACGGCCCAAGACGTCTGCCGTGCGTTCAACGTACCAGCGTGGAAGATCAGCGCTGGCCCGGCCGCTCCGTACACCAGCAATGAGCAAATGAACCTGTCCTACTACTGCGACGCTCTTCAGCACCTCATCGAGGCCATGGAGCTAGCGCTGGATGATGGACTCGACCTCCCGCCGACGATTCGCACCGAGTTTGACGAATCGCAGCTAATGCGCATGGACACCACGTCGCGATACGCCGCCCATGGAGGTGCAATCAACGCGCGCTGGATGACCATCAACGAAGTTCGGTCTATTGAAGGGTATCCACCCGTCGCCGGTGGTGACGAGGTGCTTAGGCAGCTTCAAGACGTACCACTGTCGAGCACGACACAAGACGCGGCGGTCGCTCAATGATCGCGATCAGCCAAGCAAAGATGTATCTACGCATCGATGACGACCACGAAGACGATTTGATTCACACGCTCATAAACATGGCCGAGGGAATCGTCAGGGACTACGTCATGGACTTTGCCGACGGTGTCGCATGGCGCAACCCATCCGCCGATGGAGCCAACGTCATGGACGCAGCGGCGCTGCTGATTCTTGGGGAGCTTTACCAGAACAGAAACAGTGCTGCGGCTCCCCTTAGCCCGACCGTACGCATCATCTTAGAACGGCTCAGAAGCCCCGCGCTCGCATGACCCAAGGGCTTAACGCGGGCAAGCTCCGGCACCGCATCACCATTGAACAACCGGTACATGGCCAGAATCCCGCAACGGGCGAAATCGTCACAACGTGGATTTCGGTAGCCGAGAACATTTCAGCAGCCATAGAGCCCCTGTCGGTTCGCGAGTTCATCGCAGCACAAGCGACACAGTCGAAAGTCTCTGCGCGAATCGTCATCCGTTACCGCACCGGGCTTTCCCCTGCGATGCGGATCACCACGGCGACAGGTTCGATCTACAACATTCTTGGCATTCTCCCCGACGCAGACAGCGGGCGAGAGTACCTAACGATGGCGTGTGTCACATGCTGACACTCGACACGAAGTCACTTTCCGATGTGCTGAAACGCATCGCCCAGGTCGAAGAAAAGATCGCCAAAAAAGCGATCCGCACTGCTACGCGTAAGGCGATGAGCATCGTTCGGAACGCCGCGAAAGACCGCGCACCGACCGACTCAGGCAACCTGAGCAGACATATTGCCTTGAGCTTCAAGGTAAAGCCGGGCGTTGTTTACGCGCGAGTCGGCATCCGTGGCGGGGCAAAAAAGAATGACGGCACGCCGTATTACTGGCGGATGGTTGAATTTGGCACCAAGCACCAACCGGCTCAGCCGTTCATGTTGCCAGCACTTGAGACAAACGCAGGCGCGGTGCTCAACACCGTAACCGCCGAATTGTCGAAGGCGCTCGACCGAGCATGAACACAACCATTTTTCCGCTGATCAGCGCTAGCACCGACGCGACCGATCTACTCGGAACGGCACCGGTTCGGTTCTACGAATTTGGCTCAGCGACCGAGCAAACCGCCCTTCCCTACGCAACGTGGCAAGTCGTATCGGGCACACCCGACAACCTGCTTGGCGAAGCTGCTGAAAACGACTACGTGACCATTCAAATCGACATATGGGCGACCCGCCCAGAAAGCACACGGGACACCGCTAGAGCGGTTCGCCGGGCTATCGAAAACGACGCATACATAACCGCATTGCGCGGCGAGACCAAAGACAGCGAAACCGGGCTGTACCGCGCAACTTTCAACGCTTCTCTCATCTACACGAACTAGAGGTAATTCATGACCGTAAAAACGCAAGGCACGCATTTGTTCTTCATCGCTCCGGGCGCAACCCCCGAAGTCATCAAAGTCGGCGCGATCGCGTCGATCTCTGGCATCAACGCTTCTCGCGACCAAATTGAAACTACCGATCTTGATTCGGTCGCACATGAGTACGATTCGGGCTTGATGGCACCGGGCGCGGCCTCTTTTGAAATCCGCTTTGACCCCAAGAACACGGGCCACAAAAAGCTTCATGAGCTGTTCGTTTCGGGCACCGTTCTTGAATGGGCGCTTGGCTGGTCTGACGGCACCGACCCCGCAGTGCTCGACGGCGTCAACAACGAGATTTTTGATCTGCCAACGACCCGTAGCTTCCTTCAGTTTCAGGGCTATGTTGCAGATTGCCCCTTCGACTTCAGCCTGAATAGCATTGTCAGCTCTTCGATTAGCGTTCAGATTTCCGGCTTCCCGGCCCTGATCGCGAAGGCGTAACCATGAACCTGTCTGAACTCAAAAAGGCGGGCGGCTTCATTCACGCTGAGCCGGTTAAATCACCTGTCCATTGGCGCGGCCACTCCTTTGATGTCTTCGTTAAGCGTCTCGCTTTCGGCGATGTTGAGGCGTTGCTCGCTGGTCAAGATGACCGTAGCCGATCCGCGAAGATGATTGCCGCATCGATCCTGCTTGGCCCCGATCAAGAGCCGATCAGTTATGACGACGCCTATCGTCTTGATGTTTCGCTAGCGACAAAGCTGATCGAAGCGATCAACACGGCTAACGGGACACCGGGCGGGTCAGACCTCCCAAACTGACACCCGCCGACGAAGTTTGGTGCGAACTCGTACTAAACGGCGTCGGCGGCAGAACCATCGAAGAGGCAAAGCAGCGGCTCACGTATCCCGAGGCGCTGCAATGGTTCGCCTACGTCAAGAAGCACGGGACGCCGAACCAACACATGCACCACGGTTTCGCGCAGCTCGCAGCAATGATCAACAACGCACTCGGCGGCAAGGCACAAGTTGCCGACTACATGCTCGGCAAACCACCAACACAACACGAAGAGCAGGACGCAACCCTTGAAGACGTATTGATGCTTTTGACAGGCAAGAAAAAATGAGTAGATCACTCGGCACCCTCACCCTCGATTTGATCGCCAAAACTGGCGGCTTCGAATCGGGCATGGACAAAGCCGCCCGTGTCGCGGACAAGAAGACGCGACAAATCGAGCGGCAAGCGAAAGAGCGCGCGAAGGCTATCGAAAAGACGTTCACAACGATGGCAGCGGGCATTGCTACAGCGTGGGGAGCGCTGAACCTCGCGAGCAGCGTCAAGGGCGCTGCTGACCTCTCAGACCAACTTAGCAAAATGTCGCAGCGTACGGGCGTTGCCGTTCAAGAGCTTTCCGCCCTGAACTACGCGGCCAGCCTGAATGACGCGACGCTCCAAGACCTCGGCAACGGCATCAAAGGGGTATCAAACAAGATGCTCGCCGCTCAGGCCGGGAGCAGCGAAGCCGCCGCCGCGTTCAGCGCATTGGGAATCAGCATCACCGACAGCGCCGGGAAACTACGCCCGGTTGAAGCGGTGGTGCTAGACATTGCTGATGCGTTCAGCACGATGGAAGACGGCGCCGGCAAATCGGCCCTTGCAAACAAGCTGATGGAAGAGTCGGGCATCCGGTTAATCCCGACGCTGAACAACGGCCGAGCAGGTCTCAGGGCAATGCGCGACGAGGCCAGCCTGTTGGGCGAAACCCTACGCGACCTGGCCCCCTACTCGGTTGAGTTCAACGACAACATGACTCGAATCGATACGCAGGGCCAGACGCTGGCCGCCACGATTGCCCTTGCAACAATTCCCGCACTGAACGAAGTCGCGAAAGAGTTCTTGAATGCTCGCGACCAGACGTCAGTTTTCGACACCGCTGCATCTGCTGCAAAGACCACCATCGAAACGCTGGCCATCGTCGGGGCAAACGTTGCATTTGTCTTCGCGGGTGTCGGGCGCGAGGTTGGGGGTGTAGCCGCTCAACTGTCGGCCCTATCAACGCTCGACTTTGAAGCATTCTCGGCAATCGGCGACATGATGAAAGCCGACGCCGAAGAAGCCCGCGCACGCCTTGATGCGTTCGAGCAACGAGTCATGAACCCTAGCGCGCAGGAGCCAACCCTGCCGACGCAAAAAGTCTCAGCACCCGCACTACCGAACACCCAGAAGAAGCCCAAAGCGCTGAACGGCAAGAACGCTGCATCAACGCAAGACCCGCTAACCGACGCAGCAAAAGCGTACGCCGACGTGATGGGATTGCTGGACCGCGCACTACGGGACGCGAACGCATCAGGACTGAACCTGACCGCGACCGAAGCAGAACTAGCACGGGCGATGTCGGACCCCGCATTTCTCGATATGCCCGAGACGTGGCGCAATGCGGTTGCTCAGCAAGCTGAATACACCCTGAGCGCGGAAAAAGTCGCTGCGGAGCAAACACGTCTGAATGAGCTGATCGCAGCAACACCCACCGCACAACTAGATGCACAGCGCGACACGATGCTGTTCCTCGCGTCCGCGTTCGAGCAAGGACGGATCAGTGCCGAGCAGTTCACAGAAGCCGCGCAAACCTCGCTCGGCAACATTCCCAAGCACACAGACAGCGCGGGCGAATCTTTCATCGACCTCGCGAAGCTTGCCCAAGACGCAGCACAAGACATGTCGGGCGCGTTCGTCGATTACCTGTTTGACCCGTTCAACAAGTCGCTAGGCGACATGCTCGCATCGTTCTTGAAGGCAATCGCGAAGATGGTCGTCCAACAAGCGGTCTTGAACGCGATGAAGAACAGCAGCGCTTTCGGCTCACTGTTCGCCGACGGGGGCGCGTTTAATCAATCGGGGCAAATCAGCGCCTTCGCGGATGGCGGCGTAGTCAACTCGCCAACGCTATTCAAATTCGCGTCTGGCGGCTCATTCAAGACCGGACTAATGGGCGAAGCAGGACCGGAAGCGATCATGCCGCTAAAGCGCGGCCCCGATGGAAAACTAGGTGTCGCATCAAGCGGCGGCGCAGGAAACGTCAACGTGTCGATCACCATCAATGAAGGCAGTCGAGACGAAAAGGGCTCAGGCAACGACTCTAAAACAGGTAGGGAGCTAGCCCGACAGATCGAAGGCGTCGTAACCGAAGTCATCGTCCGCAACAAGCGACCGGGCGGCCTGCTCTACAACTAACACAGGGACAACACATGAACACGTTCACATGGGTGCCCAGCTACGGCAGCGCCCTCACGGTCAAGCCAAACGTCAACGCAACTCAGTTCGGCGACGGGTACGAAGTACGCGTGGCGATTGGAATCAATTCACAACCCCGGAAATGGCAGCTAACGCTTACCAACAAGCCACTAGCAGTGGCGGACGCCATAGAAGCGTTTCTAAAGGCCCACGGTGCGCTTACCGCCTTTTACTGGACGCCTCCCCATGGAGAGCTGGGGAAATGGGTATGCCGTGAGTGGTCGGTTCAGCCGACAAGCCCCCGGCACCGATCAATCACCGGCACCTTTGAAGAGGTGTTCGAAAACTAGACATCAAAATTAAACTAATCAACAATATAAAAATCAATCACCTTGAAAGAATTCGCATTCAGCACCTTTTCAATACTAGAAAGACTAATAGATTTGTAGGTCACAAAAATGCATGCCTTAATTCCGCGAACTTGCGCTGTTTTAATGGATGGCTGATTAGCCCACCGAGAATCGCCAACGCGAATTTCCTCAATATCCACAATCCCCACAATGTTACCCAAAATATCCGGAAGTTTACGTAAAAAAATCCCTGAAGTCTTTAGGGTCTCAACCGACAAAAGGTAGGTAAAAATATGCTTATCAGGATGATCAACAGAAGATAAACCTGAAATCGAATCCGCCAACTGATCAAGTCTGCTTATTATGTACTGTTGTGCACTATCTATTTCAACTGACTCTCGGATGATTTTTGATTTTGCCACTCTATATACAGGATTGTCTTGATCAGGTTCCGACAAAGTGGCAGAAATCGCATCTCGAAGCGCGGGAACTAATTCCACAGCACCGTGCATGTCGTTTCGGTAGAAAATCGTTCTCTCGTCAGAGATATCGAACGGAAGCTTTGTACCATGCTCCGCGAGCGCAACAACGGGCAGCCTTGTACAGTGCCTAATTGCCAGCTCATACATCACATTAGGATTTAGGTCAGTTAGGTTCGCAATAACCAACTCATCATAGAGAACATGCTCAATTACCTGTCGTGTAATCGAACCCGACGCTGCGATCTCATGGGCGACGACCGGCTCCATGCCTAATTCCTCTAGAACGGGCTTAATGACCGATCTGTACAGTCCATCGGCAGACCGTCTAGTAGGCGAGCTATCTGGGCCAATCGGCGTAACGACGAAGCACTTACCCTTTCCATTGGGCGACACTGGAGATTCGGCATCTTGGTGTTCTGCTTGTTTTTTTGTCACTCTTCACCTCAGAAATAGTGCCAAACCACAAATTTATCCGCCTCATTTAGGCGAGTAAAACTGATGCTAGCGCTTTTTCAAACGGTTCTTACGAGCTGCGGATAGCGCCAAAAGTCCAAGCCCAGAAAGCACAATAGATGAAGGCTCTGGAACATTGTTCGTTAAATACGTGTTCACCGATATGTCGTCCACAAAAAGGTTCACGTAAAAACCTGTCAATCGAAGCTCATCGATATCAAGAAAGCCGAATTCGAAGGGCTGGAACGTCGTCGTAACGCGGAAAATTTTGGTGTAGACCTCTACACCGTCGTCGTATCCAGTGGCTCGCGCAGAAAACCCAGCAGAGCCCCCGCGAGCCCACATGCTGAGAAAGTCGAAATTGCTTTCAGACGAAATCATCAAATCGCTATTTCCGTTGCTCATAGCGAAGTTCGATCCAGAATGCGGCACTGCTAGCGAAGACCCTATGGCTAGCCACCTGCTACTCCAATCCAATCCTTGATACCCGCTCGCTAGGTGGGCACTTCTGATCCCACCCTCCGAGAAGTCGTTGATGTCGTCAAAACCGATAACGAACGCACTTGCGGGGGCACTTACCAGTAACGCCGCTGCCAATAGGGTGCTGCCAATCGTTTTACGCAAGTCCATTCCCACTAAGAAATAAAAAATCACGAGAGCGGCAAACCGCGTTCAGCCTGCCGATTTCTCCCCGTCGAGTTGGGGAAGCCAAAAACTGTGTCATTCGGCCTTGCTAGTCCCGCATCGCCGAAATGAGCGCCTGCTTCGCCTCACCTTCCGCTTTCCTCGCAAGCTCCAATCTGCTCTTTGCTTCTTCATGAGCGCGCAACGCAGCAGCGACATCGGTTCCGGGAAGCCAGCGCACAACGTCCGCAACCTGCTCAGCGTTGTCGCTCACAATTCGATCCGCTTTGCCCTCAAAAATGCTGGTGCGGTGGTAGCAAACGCCGCCGCGTAGCCCAGAATTGCAAGTGCAGTAGGCAGAAAGGTTCTTCCCAATTCGCCGTATCGTCACGGTGTAGGGCTGAGGCGACGACCCCTGGACCAAAAACTGGATAGTCTCTACAGCGTCACTATCGGTCATGACACCTTCTCCGGGCTGGGATTTTCTGACACTTCTGGAACGCAACCAGTTTTCAAAAACTCAACAAATTCTGCTTGTGTGCAGCGATACCAGCCGCGCTCGGCGTATGAGCCTCCTACACCCCCTGACCACTCATACAGGCGAAAGCCGACCGACCCTGAAACGATCAGCGGTTTCTCTAGCCTGTCTGGGGTGCTCTGTCCGATCTGCGCAATGAATCGACTTGTCGTTCCATGCGCGATCTCGCGTGACGGGACCGTGTCGAAGTCACCGAACGCGTACAGCGGCGGATTGCCCTCGGTCCATTCTTGAAAGGTCTGCTTGATCTTTGTGCCGTCGGGCAACTTCTTGGTGCGGACCCGAGTTGAGAAGACGATATCGAGTGCGGGGCGAAATGCCCTGTGTACTCGATAGACCCAATCTACGACATTGCCATCCGCGTCAAAATCGACCTGAGGCGCGCGACGCTTGGTATTTCGCTCTACTGGCTTGCTTGGCTCTTGGTCGACAATGTCCAT